CAACTGTGGCCTACACGCAGTGGCAGAGCCTCACGCTGGCCAATGGTGGACTCATACACTTGGCCTTTGGCGCCATACTGGGCGTGACAGCTTGGACGCGCGGTCAGGAAAAGATAGCCAAGATGGGTTAATCTCGGCAGAACACCGGGATACCGTATTCACTGGTAAATGCTTCTGCGTCAGCCTCTGTGTTAACCAGGGGCTGACCTTTGATATTCAAGCTGGTATTGACCAACATGGGACATTCAGTCATGTTGTACCAACGCACCAACAGCTCCCAGAGTTTTGGATGCTGATGCCGGTTCACTGTCTGCAGCCTGCTGGTACCATCCACATGCACGATGCCAGGATAGAGATCAGGACTCTTGCAGCGCACGGTGTACTGCATGTAGCTGTGATCCTGTCCCAGAACATCAAAGTAGCTGCCTGCCAGTTCTTCTATGATCACTGGCGCGAACGGTCTGAAGCTCTCGCGCTTCTTGGCCACATTCATCTTGTGCTTGATGTCTGGATCTCTGGGATCTCCCAGCAGGCTGCGGTTACCAAACGCACGTGGTCCGAACTCTGCGCGACCGTTGGCTATGCCAACCAGCTGTCCCAGGCCCAGCACTGACAGCGCACGCTGCACAGGATAGTCGCCCGTGATGTTGTGGCCCAGATAGGGTCCTTGCCACTTGATATGTTCCCCGTGGTAGGCTAATGCAGCACCCAGGCTGTTGCCGGCATCGCCGGGATTGGGCATGATCCACACGCGGTCCCAGATATTGCTGTAGACCAGCATGCTGTTGGTCACGCAGTTCAGCGCACAGCCGCCGCTGAGCACCAGATTGTTGCTGCCCACGAGGTCGCGAGCATAGGCACAGATGCTGACCATGATAGTGGTGAATATCTGCTGTGCTGCAGCAGCGATGTCTGCTGCATTGGTCTCTTCAGGCAGCCACCATTGACAGCCTCTGTGCAGGTTGTGCCGCAGCTTGAAGAAAGGCCAACTGTCTGTGACTTCGATGAGGTCATCGCGCATCTGCTGCGCCAGACGCAGCGGATCTCCCAGTGCTGCCAGGCCCATCATGATGTATTCTTCTTCGTTGGGTTTGAAACCACAGCGCTGTGTCATGGCTGTGTAGAACAGGCCAAGGCTGTTGGGATAGCTGATGCTGGCACGCTTGTAGACTTCGTGGTCACGACCTTCCCAGATGCTGAGAGTGTCCCACTCGCCTATGGCATCTACCACGATGATCACAGCATCCCTGAACCCGCTGGTATAATAACCACCTGCAGCATGGCTGTGATGATGCAACACAGTGCGCAGGGGAACCTTGTCTAGAAATTTGCCCTTGAGATGATCCTTTACACTGGGACCCCACACCTCATCCCACTGTCCTGCATAGGCAGCGCGAGTCTTCAGCAGCCAAGGTCGTTCGTGCCATATGATGGTGTTGGGTTCACCGTGCATGAACGCTTCTCGGATCAGTGGCCAGCACAGCTGGGGATCGTTCTTGCGCCTGCTGTAGCGCTCGCTGTGGGCAGCAAGCACTATCTCACCGTCTCGCAGCACTGAGATCGCTGCGTCGTGACCACCTGCTGATATGCCCCAAGTTATCATGTACCACCTCTTTTACAATTATAAGTATCCTAATGGAAAAGATCTATCTGCCATATCATTCTCTGATTTACAATGATAAACCTGCTGTAAACTGGTATCCAACTGGTCAAGAAGATTACAGTCAATTGGAGCTGCATCTTGGTTTAGACCAACGCTTGGCTAGGAAAACAATAGCAGAGCTAACAGTCCGTGATAGATGGCTATATGAGCTGAACTATTTTTATACAGACAGAGATTTCATGCCAGGATGGCAGATACTAGATCCGTTCGTTCGAAACCCTCTGCTGATGGATGGCCTGCTGCAGGCTAGAGGTTTCTTGCTGATTAACCTTAGCCTCGAGGGTTTCATACCCTATCCTAATCACAGGTTCACAGATTATATGCAAAGCTACGGCATACCTGCTGATCGAGTAATATTTGCAGGAGGTTCACACGATATAAAGGATGATATGCGAGATGCGGGATTGCCATTCTTGCCTCTGCACGTCAGGGCATTTGAAAGCATCAGCTGTAGCTGGCAACAGCAACAACCAATCACTATTGCAAGGCAAGTGCGTAGGCGTTTCCTATGCTTCAATCGCCGCTTTAGAGCACATCGTTTCCAGCTGTTAGTGATGCTTAACAAGGCAGGGCTGCTGGAAGATTTCTATCTAAGCTTTGCCAGGGATTGCGAAGGAAGCAACGCAGCTTCAATAGTCAGGGAACAGTGTGCCGAGCTACCAGACAGCCAGATGATTATCAATGGCATTGATCAACTGTATAACAGCCTACCAATGATATTAGATACAGATGACCAAGAATCCAATCTCATTGCCAATCATTTTGGTAGTTCAATTGACCAATTATATCTACAAACTGGTATAAGTGTGGTCACCGAAACGCTGTTCCATGCTAATAGAGTGTTCATCAGTGAAAAGACCTACCATCCCATGCGTTACGCGCAAGCTTTCATCATAGTCGGAACAGCTGGGTGCCTTGCCGCACTGAAACGAGATGGTTATAAGACGTTCAGTGATTGGTGGGATGAAAGCTACGACAGCATCCTCGATCACCAGCAACGCTTATCAGCAGTGGTTGATCTGATCGCAGACATAGCTGCTTGGTCCTCAGATAGATTCTCTAGATTCATTGACGAAAGCCGCGATATATGCCGACATAACCTCGCAGTACTGAATTCAGCACATGAACGAACCAATCATAGCCCTGATATCGGCCGTTATTTTTCTGATCTCTGATGGCCCAGTAACATCTGTGCCTTGCCGAAATTACGGCGTCGTGCATAATAGATGTTCTGCATGAAAACAGTGAGGCTCATGCGCTTGTCTTCTGGGAAATCCAATTGATAGGGATCCTGCTTGTAGATCAAGTCTCTTTCGGATATGATGAAATCCAAGATGTTGCTATCTGTGTGTACCTGCATGGGGTACTGTGTGATGCTGGTATACCGTACCACATAGGCATTGGTAAGCTTTCTCATATCCAACAGAGGCCTGATCATTGAATCTGCGGGCACTGCGGATTCCAACAGGTGCCCATAGGCGGACTCTGCGTAGATCTCCACGGCTGAAAGATACTGTTGGTAGCTGTTGTGGGCATGCATGCGTAGATTGCTGAGATGGATGAGGTTCCAGCCGTGTATCTTCACACCTGCCACGGGATCAACGCTGATGCTGCCAGTGGTCATCCAACTGCGATAGGCATCCATGACCAATTGCCGTTCACTGCGCCACCAATCAGCGTGGTCTTGCAGCCAGGCTTGGAAACCCGTGTAGAATTCCTCGTAGCTGATGCCCAGCGATCTGTTGAGGAATCTGCTGTACCATTGGCTGATGCCATTGATGTGCCAGGTGTTGATGAACCAACTAAATTCCTGGCAGGCCAGCATGTCTTCTAGTGATAGATCCCGGGTGCTGGTAACCACTTCAACAGATTCTGCTATACCATCACCGTCGTCGTTCCCGCTGAGGTAATCGCACACTGCGATGCTGGTAATAGCATGTACCTCACGCTGCGTGAGATTCATCTCTGCGTTTTCCAAAAGCTGTGCCTGGAAGAACTCTATGCCGCTGTGTTGGTTTATTTCCAACAAACCCCAGACATTACGCCGCCAGCTGTTGACAGTCTCACCTGGCAACCCAAGTATTAGCTCAGTGTTCACGGTCACGCCTTCTCGCTGGCACAGATCAAACACTTCGTTAAGCTTATTGATCTCCAGGTTCTGTCTCTTGATCTCGGTCAGCACATGATCGTCTAAGCTCTGCACGCTGAGCGTGAGCCCGTTGTTAAAACCCCTGGTGGTTAGTTTCTTTGCCAGCTTGACCACTTCTGACTTTTGATTCTTGGCCCAGCTCAATCCCATGCGACGAGGATAGCCCAATCGATCCTGCGTGTCTATGACCTTTTCGGCTATGAGATCATCGCGAGCTACAAACATGCCAAAGTTGGCATCAGTTATGCTCATCCAATCGCACTCATTCTCGCCTATCCATTCTATGTCATTGAACACGCGCTGTAGATCAAACTTCTTGATCTTGTTGTAGGTTAAGCTACCCCAATCGCAGAACGTGCATTGATAAGGACATCCTCTGTTGGTCTCCAGCGTGGCATTCCATATGATTTCAGGATTGTCAGCCATTATCCTATCAAAGACGCCTGTTGTGTAGGGGCTTGGTATGTGATCCAGCTGTTTTATGCGCTGCGGTTCTCCCCAGGACTGCGGCCAACCGCCATCGTTTTCGATTATGCCTCTGACCCATGGGCCTACTCCATGCTCCAGGATATCAGCAAAGGCCTTCTCGCCTTCGTGTTTGACCACAACATCGATATAGGGATGCAGCTGGAATATATCTTCGCGATCAACTGGAGGTTCTGGACCACCGAACACTATGGTGCAGCTGGGATTGTAATCCTTGATACGCCTGGCTAATTCGTAATTATAATTCTTGTTCCAGACATAGGTACTGAAACCAATGACGTCACATTCTGCTAACTGCTTGTACACACGATCAATTGGATCTCTACGCCAAGCCAGCCTGTCCAGTTCCCAGGTATCAGCGATAGTTGGAATGCTCTTGGCATAGCTCCACAGCACCCCTGCACTGTAGGGTAGATAATAGGCATTGAGCTCCCGTGGCCCTTGTGCGAAATTTGGCTGCACAAGGTTGAGACGTTTGGTCATACGCTTGGAATTTCTCTGGTATTACCATAGGGTATGTAGATGATACCATCTGGGACCTTGCTGCTACGCCACGGATCCACCACCACGCTGCCCTGTGCCATCTCATCTAGCTGCTGGGTGTAATAGCCCTGATGTCCTAGTAGATAGGCTGCAGGTTCGGATGACACAGAATCGTAGGATACATCAGCTCCCAGAGACTGGCAATAGTGTCCTACCAACATGCCGTAGCTGCCGTCAGTGTAGGGCACGCCTGGCTTGAAGCTCTTGCCCAGTATCACCACTGGCAGCCGGTGGCTGACCAGCTCGCGTGCGATGTTCTCTGCCTGCACCTCGCGAGCACGCATGATGCTGTCAAAGAGGTCGTAGCCTAGTTTCAGCTTCTCTGCCATGTAGCGCAGCGCGATGTTGTCTCTCGGATGGCAGGGTCCACCGTCGCCCATGCCGGGTTTCATGTAAGCAGGACCAGTGATGCGATAGGTGCTGTCGGCTAGTGCCTTGGCAACCACGTCAACGTCCATGTTGCCTATGCGCTCGGCTACATCCTGTATCATGTTAACCAGGCTGAGCTTGGCCGATATGAAGGTGTTGTAGAATATCTTGGTGCTTTCCATCTCTTCCCAGGTGCCAACCACCGTGCGGGGATTGTTCTGCATCAGTGGCTTGTAGAAGCTGATCAGCTGCTGCACGATCATGTCATCGCGGCCAGTGGCCGTGCCTATCATGATCATCTCGGGATTGACCATGTCGTAGGCCACCGTGCCCATGGCGATGAGATAGGGATTGTACACGAGATTGGCCTTGGTTAGATGCTTGGCTAGCTGCCTGCGAGTGGTACCTGGCAGCACAGTGCTGATCAGAACCACGGTCTTGCCGTCAATGTCCAGCTTGTCCAATTGATCCAACACAGAGATCACCGTGCTGTAATCAAAATCCTTGTTAGGCAAATGGCTGGTTGGCGCGCTGCCGTCGTAAGCTGGATCATGTGGTGTCTGCACAGCAATGAATATGATGTCACCGTGGACAACTATCTGCTCCATGTTGCCCTGCCTGACCAACTGTGTGCTGACTGGCTTGACATCTATGCCCATGACATCGTGTGATCTAGCCATTGCTTCTGCTACTGGCAAGCCCAGCTTGCCTAAACCTATAACGCTTGCTTTCATTGCATCATCCTTTTACATCTTACTTTATGCTGCCAAATCGCGCCAAATAGCAAGTAACCTCTGATAATCTCTGCTGCCAGTCCACAGCTGCCAGGCCAGCGCATGATTGTGTCGCAGCGCAGATTCTGCTCGCCTGAAGTGCTGTGCCAGATCTGTGATCTGGTTCAGCTGCTGCAGCTGTGCAACCATAGCATCCATCCTAGCAGTGGTATGCAACTGATCATAGCTTTCGTCCCAGAGCATGCCAAAGGTTTCAAAGCCCAGCTCGCGCAAGCGTGCAAGCGTGCCAGGATTGCCCAGTATCATGAAGGGGCTAGAACACAGCATGGGCTTGAACACCTTCTCGCCTATCAGCAGCTGCGCATCATCAACGTAGGTTTCAGTGACCACTGTGACCCAGCTGCGCAGATAGATGTCTGGATTGAGATCGTTGAAGTGGTTCTCTGTGAAATCAGCCTTGTCTACTACCATGGGCAGCAGACCCTGCACGCGGCGCACTAGGCTATCGTCCAACAGCGTGCCATCTGGCAGCGCAGGCACGTCAGTGAAGCTGTCCATGCTGATCAACCCCTGCGGCACCAAACCCTGCTCAAACAGCTTGAGGAACAGCCAACGGCGATGGGCATGTGTGACCCTGTTGAGGCAGTTGTACAGGCTGGTGCCACTATGCTTGGCCTGCAGCCATTGATCGTAGTGCACGGGCTCAACGCCTCGCTTGCGCAGCATGTCAGTGATGGCGTGTAGATTAAACAGGGTGCTAATCACAGTAACCTGTAGATTTACTGCGTTGAAATCACACCAAGAAATATGTGATTTTTCGGCTAAATGATCACTGGTCATGTAGATGATCTGTGAAGGATTGATCTGCCACCTGTGCGCAGTGGCATAGAACCACGACCAGAGGTCAGGATCTGCGTTGCCTTCTTGGCTCTGGTCAAATATCAACAGCACTCGACCATGCTGCGCATCACGCATAACGGATTCTGGTACGTAGGCAAAAGGTTCCTTAGCCCACATCTGGGGATTGTTGAAACAGCCAATGGGAAACACATAGTGCCTTGGCCGATTGGCCACGCTGTAAGCGGGCCAAGCTGTGGTAAGCTGTGCATGCACCCAAGAATCATGCAAGGGCCTAATGCCTTCAGTGGCCCACTGGTTACAGGCTAGCAGATTGCGACGATTGTCAAGGTCTTCATAGACTATGCTAGGCGGACGAGCCCGAATCAACGATGGCATGCGATCACTTGTAGATGAATGGATCGCGGCGGCGCAGTTCTGCCATGCGTTTCTTGAAAGCCCGATGCTGCTTGTAACGGCGCCAAGGTGTAAGTAACCAACTAATCAACCACATAGTCTATCCTCCTCTTGTGTAATGCTTGTTTTCTACCGTACCAGACTATTTGCCTAGCCCAATCACTGCTGTTGCTGTAATAGTTGTCTGCTGCAAACATCACTCTCACAGGTCGGGCGACCACAGGCCCATGACATCATGCACTGCTGCCATGGCCTCTGCTGCTGGCAAGCCCAGCTTGCCCAGTCCTATCATACCAACTCGCATGCCCGTCCTCCGTGTATGGTGTAATTATGCGGCTCTCTGTGGCGATTCAGCAAATGTCACGCGGTGCCAAGATGATAGGGAGCGTCATACTCTGTGTGGTCTATGCCTGCGGCTGCGCAGTGCGCCAGGCGCAGCTCGCGTGTCATGCGGTTCCAGTCCATGTGTGCGAGGTGGACCTGCTGGGCATCCAGCGGCTGATGGGCAGCGGCATTGGGGCGCACGAAGCGCGAAACCAGCCAGTCTATCTGGCGAGGCACCAAGCCCTGCTCGCTGCAGTGGTTACAGAGTATGCAGTGGTTGTACCTGATGTCATAGCGGGGATGCAGGTGCCTCTGGCACCACAGGCCCATGGTCTGAGGATCTGCCACGAACAGGTGGTCCTCCATGCCCGGCATGCTGCTGTCGTGCCATGGGTCCAGCAGTCTGGTGCTGTGTATCTCGCCCGGCTGAGGCAGCTGAGGCTGGGCTGCTGCTGGCTCCAGCCATATGTCTGATCTGGTGTCCATGACCAAGTCGTAGCTGATGCCAGTGGCCATCATGGCACGATAGCAGCGCTGTGCCTGCCAGCTGGGGGCCGTGAAGCAGTTCATGGAATCCTCGAGGTCCCAGTGCTCTGGACCGGTCAGCTCAGCATGCTTGATGTGCATGCCCGCATGCGATCGCATGGGCCATGGGTTGCTGCCGCTGCGCCAGTGGCATATGTAGTAGTGAGTGGTCAGGCACAGCTGATCCATGGTGCGTACCATGGCATCGCGGCAGAGGTCCCAGGTGCGCCTGTGGCCACGCAGTAGCACCGCGGCTCTCATCTGCTGGACAACCATGCTCGCATGTGGTCAGCCCATATCTGGTGGCCCAGCGCGTTGGGATGCGATATCAGCAGCACTTGGCTGGCAGGGCGATGGGCCAGTATGTGGTTGTGGAAGGTGGCCATGGGCTGGTCCTTGTGCATGAACCGACCAGCATCTATCAGCTGCCATATCATGCGATCAGCGTCGCTGATGCTCTGCTCGTGCTGCGCTTGGTACAGCTGGTCGTTCCACTGCTCTATCAGCACCGCATGATAGTGGTAGATGGCTTGGAACATGCAGTAGTCCACGCCCGCATGATCCAGCAGCTGCTGTGCGCGGTGTATGGTGTTGATGTAGCGATGCATGTATTCCGCGGCATGCCACCAGTGCTGCACGTACTCCCTGCTGAACCTGTTGATGGCTGCGTGCCTGTAGGTGTGAGTCCACATGGGGTACATGGTCAGCCAACCTCTGTCTTCGCAGCCAGGTTGATCCACGTCGTGGAACCAAAAATCCCTGCGCTCAGGGCTGGTCCAACCTATGCACACCAAGTCACGGCTGTTGCCATGGCCCTGCAGGTGTCCCGAACCTGCCAGCCACTCAGTGAGCGCACGCAGTATGCTGTCGTTGCTGCAGGCAGGTCGACCCAGGTTGATCACCTGATCCCTGTTCAGCGCACGACCGAGGCAGCTGGGCCATGCATGATCCAAGCGGTATTGATCGTCGCGGGGGTCAAAGTCCTCGCGCGAACCCGGTATCTGGGGATCGCGCAGCTCGCTGCCCCAGGTCCAGCTGTCTCCGAATGCTATGAGCCTCCGGTTGTTCATCGGTATATGAACGGATCGCGCTTGCGCAGCTCTGCCAGGCGTTGCCTATAGCGCCGATGTTGCTGCCAGCGCCTGTAAGGTGCCAGCAGCCAGTCAACCATCCACATGTTCTGCTCTCCTCTTGTGCAGCACCTGCTTGCGACCATACCACACGATCTGTCGTGCCCAGGTCTGTGGACAGGTGTAATAGTTATCTGACCTAAACCAAAGCTCTGTGCGCTGTTTGATCACTGTCTCGGGCTTGGATTGCAACGCTGCGGCTATCATCCGTGGTATGTCATGGTCAAGGCACACCAGGTCGTGCTGATGATGGTCTGGACCCAGGATCCAAGCCTGCTGGAAGCGTAGGGCATCGGCAATGTGATCATCTGTCATCCAGGCTCGCAGGAACGGTACCAGCTGTGCATAGAACTGGGCTGCCTCGGTGCGCAGCTGCAGGAAGGTCAGCTCTTCCACTGGCCAGTTGACGTCACCGAACCTGCTGTCGTGCTGTCCCAGATCCGCAGCGCCCGACAGCATGCGCTCAAGGCTGAGATCAGCTCGAGCGATCTGCTGTCCCAGCAGCGTGGGCGTGCCTCGGTAGGCACGCAGCAGGCGATGGTAGAACTCCACGTAGCTGCCATGCACCCGCCAGTAGTCCATGGCCAAGTACTGTGTCAGTCCCAGGCAGTGCAGCGACTGAATGATCCAGCTGAGGCGCCAGGCCTGCTGCCAATCTGCGTGCGGCATGCTGGCAGTGGCTATCACTATGTCGTTGAACTCTGGTATCTCGTCGGGTCGCGTGCTGCTGTGGTTGTCCATGAGCGGCACTCGCAGCTTGACCATGCCATGTGTGGCCATGTGCGCGGGATCAGCCATCTCTGAGTTGCGCAGCAGCATGCAGGGATAGATGTTGAGATTGTCATGCTGCCCGCCTTGTAGCACACGTTCAATACCAGCTGTGTAAGTGGCCAGCGTTTCACCAGGCAGGCCAACTATTAGCTCAGTGTATGTTGGTATTCCGGCTGAGCGGTATCTGGCTGCTAACTTTTGAAAATCAGCCATGGCAATGTTCTTGCGCTTGATCAACTCCAGGGTGTTATCATCTAGGCTCTGCAAGCTCAGTGTAACACCCTTGCTCATACCGGCGCTGTTTAACATGCTGGCTATATCAAACACCTTGTCGTCGCTCTTCTTGGCATAAGCTGCACGGAACTTGTTGGGATATCCGCCATGCCTGCGCTTGGCATCCACCATGGCCGCAGTGAGATACAAATCCCGCTTGTGGATGCCGTAGTTGGCATCACAGTTATAGAGCAGATCGATCTGTTTGGTGCCAAACCATTCGTACTCGTTGATCAGTCGTGGCTGATCAAACTGGCGTATCTTTGTGTACACGGCACTGCCCCAATCGCAGAAGGTACAACTGTATGGACAACCTCGGTGTGTCTCTTGGCTGGCATGCCATGCAATGTTTGAATGCTGCTGCATGAGTTGGTCAAACACCCCGGTGAGATATGGGCTAGGTATCACAGACAGATCAGATAATCTCGGTCTTTGTGCAGTCTTGCGTGGCGTACCATCTTTGCGATAGCTTATTCCAAGCACTGTACTGGGATCGCTGCCGTCTCTGATCATCCTCAGCAACTCTGTGAACGTCACCTCACCCTCGTCGTGCACCAAATAATCGGCTATCAAGATTTCGTCATCGACGAATCCGCTGCTGGGAACTTCCGGCCCTCCGAGTACAATCACGCAGCGTGGATATGAGATTTTGACTAGTCTGGCCAAAGCCATGTTGTAGTTCCAATTCCATAGATAGCAGCTGAGTGCTAAAACGTCAGGATCCACTATCTTTGACATGGCTTTGTCCAATGGTTCTCTGAGAAACAACAGTCCTCCCAGCTCATGGCTAGCAGCGATATCAGGATTAGACACAGCATGTGCCCAAAGCAATCCAACGCTGTAAGGCAAGAATGCATGCCCTCCAAAGCTGTTGTTGATCTGTGCCATGTATACTTTGGTCAAGCTCATTGCCTAGTTATCCAACGCAGCATACAATGCCTGTATCAACGTCCTGAGATATGGTGTATCAGCTGACCGACTGAGGAAATTGTTTTGGTTATGCTCACAAATATGTCTCAGATCGCGATGCAGCTCATAGAGATCTCTGTTGTCTCTGAGCTGGCAAAGGTTTGCAGTTATAGCTGCTGCACGCTGTGCCATGTTGGGCATGTGATCGTAGCTCTCGTCCCAAAAATCACCAAACGTTTCATATCCCCAGTCGCGCAGCTGTGCTAGATGTCCCTGTTGTCCAAGCACCATGAACGGATGCAGCATGTATATGCTCTTGAACGGTTTCTCTGTGACAAACAACTGATCTGCTGCATCGTCGCCCAGGGTTTCGGTGATCACGCTAATCCTTGTGTGCTGATAGATATGCTGTGCGATATCCATGGCTGGATTGTTATTGAAATCATCAAAATCTATGATGCGCGGCAAACATGATTTGGCTGCTGCGATCTGTTCATGGCTCCATCCGTTCTGTGCCAAATGCCAAGCCCAGTCCAGTTTCTCACAGCTCACAAGGCCGTGCTCCAAGAGGTTGGCCTGCCACAGATGCATGAACATGAGATTCCTATGATATCGGTTCACACGATTCAGACAATTATATAACAGTGGTCTGGTCGTAGACTGGTTGAGATGATGAGCATAATCTTGCCAATTTAGCTGAATTTGTTTTTGGAAAAAACCACGGCTTATAAATTCTAAGTGTGGCAGGCTCAGCATCACTATGGGCTGTTTCTGATCTTGTGTGGTCAACCATCTGTGATATCGTTGAGATTCTCTGTGATTGCCGCTCACGTAGATCAAACATCTGGCTGGCAGTGATAGTCTTTCTAGCTCAGCATGGAAGAATTCGTATAGACTATCGTGGCTATAACCTTCCATGAGTTGATCTATGAGCAACACTGCGTGTCCTGATCTGCAATCATTGCAGACCACATCGGGTATGAATTCAAACAGGCTTCTAAAGCCCTGGTCGTTACCAGACCAGCCTGCCCAATAATGCGGACCATTGTATGTGCTGGTAGCATATACATAGCGGGCAGGCCTATCACCCAAGGTGCACTCAGAAAATTCAAAGTTAGCAGCAGATAGATAAGCTAGCAAACCACTTTCACTGAAGCGAGGCCAATCACTGCTGTGGTCATTGCCTGCGATACGGTCAGTGCAGGCAGCCATGTTAGTGCGTGCACGCATTGGTGTGTCTTCAAACCGTTCAAAGACAAAATTCAGCATGGCAATAAACCTACATAGGCTTTGACAATGCGGTCAGCTGCTGGGCTATCAAAGAAGTCTTGCTTCATAAACAGAGTTTTGTTATGTTGGCATTTTTCTTCCAATCTCTGATACCAATCCATGAGTTGATTTTGACTCATCTGCCTCATGCGCTTTAATTCGAGGCATATCTGAGATACTTTGCTTTCAAACGACAGGTGATCCATGTCCCAGTATGTTTGGTAGCCCCATTCGCGCAGCTGTTGATCACAGCCTAGGTTGCCCAGCGTCATGAAAGGCTGCATGAAATAGATGGGTTTCCATACTTTTTCGCTAACAAATAAATGATAGGGATCATCATTGGCATGCGTCTCTGTGATCACACTTAACCAGCTGTTGAGATAGATGTCAGGGTTGCCATGCATGGCTTTGTTGTTGTAAAAATCGTGATCATCAACCACTATGGGTAAGAGTCCTTGTGCCCTGACCATGGTCATGGGTTTGATATCACTGTCAGTCCAGTCCCAGTGCAGTTTATCACAGCTGACCAAACCGTGCTTAACCAAATCCATCTCCAGCAATCTTAGGAATAGATATTCTCTGTGGCGATGCGAGCGCCTGTTGAGACAATTATATATTCTTATGCTGTCAATATTGTGAGACTTGTGAGATAGCTGCTGCTCCCAGTTCACAGTACCGTAGGTTGGTAAAGCCACACGCTGCTGGTACATGAGGTGGCAGAACGCTATGTTATGGAACCTATCTGAGATTCCCAGATCATCGCACCATATGTTATAAGCTTGTTCGTCTTTGGTGTTACTATGCACATATGCTAGGCAGCGTGGATTTATACCAAGCCTGCTGCATTCACTGTGCAAGAAACGCCACAGCATGGGCATATGAAAACCTTCATTGAGATTATCAATCAACAGCAGCACTTTACCCTGTCGCGCATCCTCTAGGACCACTGCAGGTATTATTTCAAACATGCTGGGATGACCCCAACCATTGCTGGGCAGGCCCGACCACCAAGTGGGCCCGCTGAATGCCCCTATGGGATATACATAGCGGTTTGGCCTATCATCCAGTCCATGTGCTTGCCAAGATACATCTCGGCTATACCATTGTTGTGCGTTGCGCCAATACCAATGTATGTTGCTGATGTTCCAACGCCCGTCGTTGTTTTGTCCATCTGGGCTATACACTGTGTGTTCACAAGCGCTCATGGTTATGAACCGCTGTGGATCATCAAAAACCCAATGCACAGTCATGGTCTGAATCTCGCCAGTTCTGGTAAACATTCTGCTATATTGGTCTTTTTGAAGGCATCCAATTGATCAACCGCTTGCCAGAATTCCTGCCAATGGGTTGGGCTTATACTGGGCTGCATCATGTGATTGATTGCTCCAATATAACTATCATAGCTTTGGTCAAAATTGCGATATTTGATACAGGCTCGGATCCTTGCCGCTATCAGCTGTTTGACCTCTTGGGGTAGGCAGCGCGGATCTTGGTTATGAGGGCGATACACCATGTTTAACCAAGGTAAACGCCCGCCAAACCATGGCCGAGCATCGCTCCACGCCACCAACTCATGCAAGGACAGCGCATTGTAAACTCCAAAGGTAGCATGCACTGTCATGCGCACGTTAGCACAATTTAGATGTATCAGCTCCAGATTATGCAATATATCAGACCAACGACTGTTCTGTCGTATGTAATCATTTTGTGTGCCAACACCGTCAATGCTCACGCAGAGATTCACACCTTTAAAATGCTGCCAAAGCTCCATCTGACGAGGCCGCAGCACGGTCATGTTGCTGTTATAACTGAGCTGTATTTGATCTGCACGGCCAAGTTCTATGCAGCGTTCTAACAATGCAACTTGTTCGCCTACTATCAGTGGTTCTCCGCCGAGGAAGTTTATGTGAGAGGCACTGTGAGCTGCGTTCATCAGTAGATCTTTGGTAACTTCATCCTCAAACCAGAATGTATTGCTGAGTTCTGTATCAGTTACCCAACCTAATTTGGCATTGTCTATGTGCCACAGGTGGCTGTTTACTTCATTGCACATCCTGCAGGTTAAATTGCACTTGTTGCCCAGCGTGATATCAAGATACTGAGGCGTGATTTCGTCTGTCTGTGGCAGAATCTCGTTCCATATCTGCCTGAAACTGCGACCGCCGCTATCCTCCATGTCCCAGCACTTCTTGCAGCTTTCGTGGCGCTCACCTTGCAGCATGCTTTGTCGCACAGATTTGTGATAGGGTGTGTTCATAGCTTCAGACACGGTGCTGCAATCTGCTAATTTATAGTGAACATTACCTCTGTAATGTGCATCGCTGTTGCAACAGATCCTGCTGCGACCTTGATTGTCCACGCTTAGACTTTGCCACGGCAGTGAGCATCGAGTGTTGGTCATGCAGGTGCCCTTTTTGGTATGCAAATATCGGTACCACAATGGCAGTGATGCTTGCTACAAACCACACTGCTGGGCATATCATCTAGCATTATTTCGCCATTGATATTACCTATGACTCCACTGACACCACAGCTGGCCAAAGTGATACTACCATCTATTCCTATATTGATGCTGCTGCCAATGTCGCATGTCCAACCTTGGAAAAAATTACGGCGTTCAGCTGCCAATCTATTGCTGTTGATAGATTGCACAGTGCCGTCGCTGTAGCGTTCCAACGTGCCTGTACCACCCACTCTGTTCCGCGGTTTGTCTGCTGTTTGCTTGATCCTGAGATTGTTATTTTCTAACCATGTGGCTTTGCGTTTATCATTGTAAACATAAGGCATAGCGCTGGTGGTCATTTCCCCTAGTATTGGTACATATTCCAAATAGACATTTGGCAATGCATCGTATATCTGATCTCCACGCAAGATCTGATTGTCCCATTGGTTTTCTTCCATCATCATGCGCACTGCCAGATAGTTCACGCTGGTGCTTAGAAGTTTTGCGTTGGCCATGAAAAGATCATGCTTGACCCACTCTGGATGATAACTGGCTACCACATCATCAAAATAATGATAGAATCTTTCCCACCACAGTGTGGGTCTTGATAGATTGGTGTTTACTGCTACGGTAACCTGCCAGCCTGCAAGGCTGTTAAACCATTGCAGCATTGGTATCAGACCTTGCCAATGCGTGGGTTCCCCACCACTGAGGAACAGCTTGATCTTTTGATAACCATGCGGTCGCATCCTGTCGAGGATAGCTCCGATGTTGCGCTGATAGGTGTGCACATCTTCATTGGGTTGGCGACCGCCCCAGTTACCTTGGTTGCAATAACTGCAACGAAAGTTACAAACGTCACTGGTTTGCCAAGTTAGAAATAACACAGGATCTTGATCCCACTCCACTGCAGCCAGCTGTCTCATATGACCTCACTTAATAATGGAAGCTGTTGCCGCCAGTTTTGATTCCTTATCCTATCCAGGGTATCCAGATGCTGGATCAGGCGCAACCTATTATCAGCAGCACTGTCGTCGCAGGGATCCTTTAAAGCCAATAGCACTTGGTCAAGACCATGTCGATGATCACAATAGGCCTCGTGCCATCTCGTTTGATCAAGCATTGCAGCTTCTAGATCCGATGCTATCTTGCTGCGTGTGTGAGCTTCAAGGATCTGTACACGATGATAGCTGGGATAGGTCAGCAGTATAGGCCACCATATCACCTTGCGGCTCAACCTGTTGGCAGTGTTTATGACATAGTGCAACAGCGGTGCTAGCTGTGCTGCATTAATAGCACTGTAAACAGTGAAGATACGCAGCGTATCGACGCGAGAATCTGTCATGTATCGTTCCACATTATAGTGTACATCTGGCCATTTGGTTGGATATCTTAGATACTCATCCATGTCTTCATGCCCATCAATGCTTAGCTGTATTTCGTTGTGAGGGAATTTACTGAGAGCATTCATCAGCTTTTCGTTCCACAGTGTACAATTTGTAGTAAAGCTCACATGGCATTGGGTGTTTCCACAATCTGCCAGTGCTTCAAGATAGGCATATATGTTGGCATCCATGGTGGGTTCACCACCTGTGATGTATAAGCGCTCCAAGGTCGGTGCCACTGCAAGGAAATTTTCCATGCTCATAGGTTGATTTATATAATTGATATCGCTATCAAACCCACGAGCACGGTCAAAGTTTATGCTGATATCATTGTTCCATTCTGCATGTAACCAAGCTGGCATATCATCTGCTGCCAGTGCTGTTTGTCTTTCAGCCGCAATGCTATGACTGCTACCACTCCAACACGATACACAGGTTAGATTGCACCTGTTGCTGAGCCTCAGCTCAAGGCTTATTGGCAATGATTTGGCTTTTGGTTGCGGATCTTTGATTTGAAATTTGTCGTTGGCTGCCTGCCGTGCACTCTTTGCGCCGATAGATTCACTGGCATAACATTCGCCGCAATCCTTTATCTGTTGTCCTTCCAGCATGTGAGTGCGCACGTCTACCATGTAGATGCTGTTCCATATGCTTTCAATATCATCAGCGCCCCAATTGAACACTCGCTTGACTTTGCCATTTCTTTCGTCGCCTTGTGCATACATCACCTTGAAGTCACTGATGTTGCAGCAGAGCTTGCACTGTCCCATGGGAGTGGTATTGAGATTTACCCAAGGTAGGCTACAGAAACTGGGATTGAGTTCTCTGAGCTCAGGGAAAACAGTCCAAATGTTTTCATTCCTCAGCTGGTCGAGCTTGGCAGTGTCCTTGTACCAATCCTTGAGATGATGGCTATAGTCTTCGCTGTCCATGACATTCAAGATGCTCTGCCAGGCATCAAGACTGTCTTGTTTGACTGCAAGGGTACGTAACCAATCCATGTGTTGTCCCAAACGTGTCCTAACCTTATCTTTGAGCCCGGCTGGCAAGGTCTTGACGCTGCTGTGTTCCGGCAATTCGAGTATGTTGATGCGCACATTATCTGGTTCAAGCAGCCCCAGCTCTATCCATTCTCTGTGAAAGTCTGGTAGATGCTGCACATTCATCAAGCTCACGGTTGGCGTGATATGGAATTCTACATGAGGTATTTCTCTGAGCATGCGCCTGCGATTTTCTAGGATGCTGTCCCACACTGTGTTCTTGCGCAGATACTCTCCCCGCTTGCCACTTGCATCAAGGCTAGCTGTCACGGCGATGTTTGGAAAATGCTTCCACAGCTCAAACAGATCTCGCTTCTTGTAGTCCAGCACTGTGAAGTTGGTAGTATAGCGTATGCGCACCTTGGTGTGACCAGTGGCTATCCAATGGTCTAATATCTGATAGTGTTCTTCTGTCATCAGGCTTTCGCCGCCAGCAAAGTATACTTCCTCAGCTTGGTTAAGATATGGCAGCAGCTGAGACCAAAAGTCGCCACTCTTGTTGATGTTGAGTATGCGAGGCTGGTCATACTCCGGATGCATGACCTTCCAGTCGTCATACCAACTACTGCTGAGATCGTGACAGCATGAACGGCAGCGTAGGTTACAGATATTGCTGAATCGCACGTCCAGATAAGCCATGTTCACCTCTGGTACAGTACCATCCGCTATGGTAGTTGCTGCTCGATGTTGATGATGAGCATATGCTTCGTTGAGATGCCGCCTAAGTGTATAAACATTGGATTTTTCCTGGTCATAGCAGCGTGAGCATATAGCACTGGGAACATCAGCTAGCATGTTGAGGCGCAGCTGCCTCATGTCTGATCCATTCCATATCTCTTCTAGCGTGTTGGAATTGGTATTGCCAACTGGTGTGCGTGTGTCACTGACACAGCAAGGGATCACGTTACCATTGGGCCAGAAATGCATGTGTACCCAAGGTGCCATGCAGAAATGGTTTCCGTTTGCCAAAAGATTACTGATCATGTCTGCCCGCATGCTTGAAAAAATTGAGACAATTCTGGAAAGACACTGCAGAAATTGGTGTTCCTGCGTTTGTCAATCTCTGTAAACCAAGCATGGAAATCCCTGCGACCTTCCAACAGCTTGTCAGCATCATAGTTGGTAGTCTCCATGTACTTAACCACTCTGCGGAACTTGTCTACTTCCAAACTTCCAAATGCCTGCTTGTCTTCGTCGGCTTCATGCGCTTCCATGAATGCCAGCGCTGAGTGCATGTAGGGCATGAATTCTGCCTTGGGCAGTATGTTGATGTCATACTGCAGAGGTTCCCTGAGATAGGGCGTGTCAAATCGCACATTGCGGATCTTGGGTCTGGGATCATCTGCGGGTGCGTAACGAGCACGCCATTCCAGCAGCTTGGCCAGCAGGCTCTGGAAGTTGGGCACGCTCAGCGCATTGAACGTGATCATGAAGCTGACTATCTGTCCGCTCAATCTCATGTAAGTGTCCAGGTTCTGTTCCCAGATTGCCAAGTCCAACCCTGTGCGTATGTATTCTGCCTGCGGACCCCAGGTGTCCAAGCTGGTGAACAGGCTGAAGCTCTTGATGCAGCCACTGTCCATGAGCTCTCTGACCTTGCGGCTCATGCGCTCCACCAGTATGGGCTTGACTCCCAGATTGCTGTTGATGTTCAGCTCCAGATTGGGCATGGGATTCTCAAGTAGATCATCCAACAGCTTCCATGTGCTCTTGTGCAGTAGGGGTTCGCCACCCGTGACACGCATGATGTTCACGGTGTCGCGTATCTGCGGCCACCACTGCCACCAAGCATCCACGAAGGGATTACCATCTTCTTCATAGATCGTCATCCAGTCTATGTCGCAGCGATGATTCTTGACACTGGTGTAGGGGCCGTGGTCTCGGATCTCGTTATAGAACTTGCTGCTGCTCTTGGGATGGCAATATCCGCATTTGAAATTGCACTCGTTGCCAAAGCTGATCTCCACGTATTCTGGTTTGACGTCGAAGCTGGCACCACGCTGCCGGATCTCTTCCAAGCGTTCTGGACGATAGATGGTGCTGTTGCGTATGTGCCGGTCGCTGACGTACTCAGGACCCATGTCCTCGATCTTCCAGCAGTAGTCACAGCCGGGTGGTTTGCCACCTGCCATCATCTGCCTGCGCTCGCTCTTCTTGTATTCAGTGTTGTGCAGTGCAGATGGGTTCATGCCTATACGTTTGATATCTATGGCATGCGGAGCTGGATGGTAGCAGCTGTGTGTCTCGCCAGTGTGTAGATATATTGTAGTGTGATGCCACTTGGCCATGCAGAAAGTTGGACTGATTGAGTCCATGAGGGGAGCTAGTTCATCTATTCGCTGTCTATCTGCCATGCTACATTATATACGCAGGATCCGTGTTATCGCTACCAAGAATTATTACACTCAGCCACTTGAACGCACCTGGTTGCGCACATATATACATATGGTAACCAGGGCGGGAGCACCAGATGACGGATGGTAACAAACCAAAAACCAACATCATATTACCCAAGATAACCAAACCAGATCCAAAGAATTTACGCAGTGATTTCAAGAACTCGCACAAGCAAAATCGTTACAACGCACCCAAGAACGTGATACGCAAGGCTGGCCCACGGGGCGGTTGACGGAATTTTCCACTTGACAACCATAGCTCGGCATGCTAGTTTACCGCTTGCTGAGGAATATCACATCACACAAGGGGCAGAGTACTCATGGCTAAAGCAACAACTAAAGCGAAATTGTCAGGTGACGGCAAGATCAAGCTAGCAGCAGATGGCGGATCACAGGATCCAGTTCGCTTGTATCTCAAGGAAGTTGGCAAGACCCCGCTGTTAAATCACGCCAAAGAAGTTGAGATCAGCAAGACCATCGAAAGCAGCAAGAAGACCATCATGGACACGCTATTTGCTGTGCCAATGACCGTGCAGACCATTGATGCGTGGATAGGCGAGATCCAACAGGGCAATAAAGCAATTGACGAGGTATTTGATCTGGAAAGCGACGAAGATGGTAACCTCAGCGATGATATTCAAGTGCAGCTGAACGGCGTGCGCGAGCTTTGTGCTCAATATCTCAGCGATACTACTGAGAAAGCAGCCAAGGATGACCTTATAGCGGCATTTAACGAGCTGCATCTGCTGCCGGTTAGCATCGGACAGATCATGGAACGACTGCAGGATACCAACAAGCGACTCTTGGAAGGCGACGGTGCATTGATGCGCATGGCGCTTGATTGTGGTATAGATAGAAATGATTTCCTTGAACGTTATGTTGGTCATGAGGACATGCACTGGCTACAGGGCACCAGGGGCAAGAGCTGGGACAAGCTCAAGCAGAAAGCCAACGAGATCGGCAACTGGGTAGGCATGATGCAGGAGCAGGCTGATCAAGCGGGATTGCCTGTAGCAGAACTGCGGACTGCGGTGCGTGTGCTGCGGCATCAGGCCAAGATCAAGGATGAAGCAATCGCAGCCATGACCAAGGCCAATCTGCGCTTGGTGATCTCGGTTGCTAAGAAGTACAACCAAAACAACAACGGAGGCCAGCTGCTGGACCTGATACAAGAAGGCAACATCGGCTTGCTCAAAGCCGTGGAGAAATTCAAGTGGCAGCTGGGTTATCGTTTCAGCACTTATGCTACTTGGTGGATCCGGCAGGCCATCATCAAGGCAGCCACAGAAAGCAATCGCACCATACGCATCCCGTCGCATGTACTTGATACGCTGAAGAAGATACAGAAGGCGACCAAAGAACATGTGTTCGTAACTGGACGAGATCCCAGCAATGAAGAGCTGGCCAAGATCTTGGGCTGTGACGTGGATAAGATCAATCGCACACTGCGAGTAGCCAAGGATCCAATCTCGCTGGAGACGCCAGTGGGCGACGAGGAAGAAGGCAAGCTGGGCAACCTCATCGAGGATACCGAAGCCGAGAATGCCTTTGAGCAGATTGCAAAATCTGAGGTCAACGAAGTGATCAGCGAGATCCTAGAAGGTCTCAGCAGCAGAGAAGAGCGGGTGCTGCGCATGCGCTTCGGTATCGGTACCATGCGTGAATACACGTTGGAGGAGATCGGTAACCGCTTTAACGTGACTCGTGAGCGTGTGCGTCAGATTGAAAACAAGGCACTGAGCCGGTTGAAGAATCCACAGCGTGCCCGCGACCTGCTCAGTGCTATCACAGACCAATGACAGGATCATGTAACATGAATCATGCGGCAGCTGAATCATATCTAATAGATTGGATAGTAAAAGATCTCAGCGTGCCCCATGAGCAGCTGGGCGGGCTTAGCAAGTGCCCGTTCGCACGTAAAGCCTATCTGGATGGTAAGGTCAGATTCCAAACGGTTGGCAATGATCCGCTCCAAGAGATAATTGCAGCTGCTGAGGCCTGGGATGACAGTGTCGATGTGCAGGTATTCATACTGCCCGACACTATCACACCAGATAGCCTCTGGTCGCTGATGGATGCAGTAAATCAGGAATACATGCCACGCGATCTAGTTTTCCTAGATGATCACAAGTCGGTGCCAGAACAACAGCTAGGGCTCAGTTTCAACAACGGGAGATATAATTTGCTAATGATGCAGAGATTGAGCAAGTTGGATCTAGCCAGCAGGAAGCTCAAGATGCTACATTATTATGATCGCTGGACCAAGGACTATCTGGATCAGGTTGTCAGCTGGAGATCAGGCAGGACCTAACAGCTCAAAGCCCTGCATATGTGTCTTGTATTCGTCTGCATCTCCCAGATATAGATAGCGATAACCCTGGGACTTGTAATATGCGCACTCGTGCTCGAGGCTGCGTATTCCTAACCTCAAGCTTGGGTCAGCGTAATCCCAGGCAAACTGTATGGCTTCTACATTGTCAGAATCATATCTGCGCAGCAAGCTGAACGCTATCACTGTGTCATGCTGAGTGTATACCAATACATCGTTGTTTGGATCGGTATATTCGCTGGGAAAGATAGGCATAACGCTGTTAAATTTTTTATAGGTACAATAGATCTGATACAGATCTTGTAGCAGGTCGATGTCTGGATAAGACATCTTGGCTACATTTGATAGAAGAGCGTAATTCGTGCGCGAGAGATCAATGCGAGCGTACATCAATAACCCTGGTCAAACACTGGCTCTTTCCTATCTGGGAAGTAATCTTCTTGTTGGCCATCTCTATAGAGATCCAAGGTGATGCAATGCAGGCCGCCATCCCAGAAATATCTATGTCGCCAAGGTACGATGATAGGTTCAATCTTGTGTTTCTTGAAAAATTGAAAGGCTGTTTCATTATAATTACTAACGCAAACGTGCTGCTCATCTAACATCAACACATTGACGTCAAAGACCGATTCTTCTGCATAGCCTACCCAGTCTTTGAGCCAAGTCTCTACGAAATCTGTGAATTGGTCGTTGTCTTCTTCGCCCGGTACCCACCACTTGCCGTTGACCTTTTTCTTCATCTGCAGGAAACCATCCATCTTAGACCAGCTTTCGTTTTCGAGATAACACACATCCCAACCAGGAAAGGTACCTGTATAATTCTGTATTCCTCTTAAGCTGAGTATAGCACCAGGTTTCAAGGTGTGGAAAGTTCCATCGTTGTGACCACCTATGGTCAATCCGTTTATCCTAACATCTGTATGCTGTGTGATTGCATCTATCTGCAAGGGATGCAACGGTTTATGCTGGTTTGAATCGTAGTAATCAAGATAGAGATCTCTACCAACCAAAGTCATGCACGGTGCATCTATACTAGGTAATAGACTATAGTGAAATTTAAGCACGCTTGCGGCGATAGATTGATCAATGTTATTAAAATAATCACTTTGCATATAATCGTCATAGCTGCCCCAACTGCTGTCAGCTACATGTTCCCATCTCCAATCTGGTATGCATCTCACTGTCTTCTTAAACTCATCAGATTCGTGAGCTATAGGGATGCTGAGATTAACGTAGCGATTCGGGTCATTCTCATATCTATCCAGTTCCTGCAGTATGCTAGGATGATCTGTATAATTGGTGATGAATAATGTTTGTCCTATCACTATTTGTGCATCGCGTACCTGTAGTGGACTTCTAGGCACACCTTGATTACCATGTACTTGTCCTCGGTCGTTCATGTCATCAAGTATGCTTCTGTGAGGACTAAGTTTAGGACGCAATACTCTTGCACCGTATGTTTCTAAAACAGTCTTGAAGTTTTCTAGATCTTCTTGTGTTTCGTCGGCTATGCGCTGTAGCGCTGATCTGATACGGTCATTTTTTATTCCGTTAAAATAGCTGGCTGTATAACATTCGCCGAGCATTACCGTTTTCAATGGATGCCAGTTGCACCAAAAATTGTATCCAGACGTCATGTTTTTCCTTCATAGATTGTGTTTTATCAAAAACACATTTATATAGCTAGGCCTAATGAGGTGCAGATATATTATCTACCGCTTAGGCGGTGGTTTATTACTGTCCAGTCTATGCAACGCCAGATCTTGCTGAGGAATGAATCCTTGTCCCATTCATAGTCCAGGGCGTAGGTATGCTCCCAGAAGTCTATGGCAATTAGGATGTCCCGCTTGATCTTATGATTGGGTATGGTCTTTATCTCGCCGCTTTTGCTTAGATATACCCAGCCTGACCCTTGTATGGTCTTGGCAGCTTTGATTATCTGATCCTTGAAATCTTCATAGCTGTCGTAGTTGTCCTCGATCAGCTTGAGAGCTGCACCAATAGGACGGTTTGGTGTCTTAGGTGCGCGGAACTGTGCCCAGAATATGGCATGCAAGAATGCGCCAGCTTCGTTAAACGCCGGGTCGCCTTCGCCCGAGTTAAATCTATCTACATAGCCTTTGGTGAGGTGATCATAATGATAAATCACGGTCTTCTTGCTCATCACAGGCTCTAGCGCATCGCGAGCATATGGCAAGGGTTCAAGGGTTAGTTTTTCTTTGGTTTCGTTGAGCTGGGTGAGTTTCATGCAGATATTTATCGCAGAGATTTCGCTTGTGCTCTGCGAAATCTGTGCTAATATAACAGGGTAATCGGAGAGAAACATGCGTAATTTCATTGCTATTATGTTGCTTTTGCTAGCTGGTCCGGCCGCTGCACAGACATTTACACAGGGCTATTACGTGCCCATCGGTCAATATTATGTGAGTTGGGCGTTGCCTGCGATAAATCTCAGTGCAGCGCAGTCCAGAGGATTGACAGGCAAGGGTGTCACGGTTGCTGTATTTGACACCGGTCTTACCAATAGTTACAAGTTCCTGGGCAACACAGCGGGTCCCAGTTACAACATCTACACGGGTGGTACTGTAAACAGCGACGGCAATGGGCACGGTACTTTTGTTAGCAGCATCATCGCCGCCAACACGCAGACACAGCCAGGACAGATGACCATGTACGGCGTGGCATCAAGTGCCAAGATCATGCCCATCCGGGTCATGGACAGCACAGGGTCGGGCACATGGACTGATCAACAGTTGGCCAACGGTATCACGTTTGCTACCAACAATGGTGCCAGGGTGTTTAACAACAGCTGGGGCAGCAACCTCATGCAGAGCCAAGTTAACACCCAGACGGTGCTGACCCAAAATGCTAGGACCATCGCAGCCTATGAGGCTGCTGCAGCACGAGGTGTGGTCACGGTTTTTGCCGCAGGCAATTATGGTACCACCAGCCCTGACTACTATGCCACGCTGCCCAGCATAGACAGCAAGCTCACAGGTACGTGGTTGGTGGCAGTGGCCACGGATACCAACGGTGCTATCGCTAGCTACAGCAACCAGTGCGGCATCGCCAAGGTTTATTGCTTGGCAGCACCAGGCAGCAACGTGCTGGGTATATATGGTACACAGATGGCCATAGGTAGCGGTACTAGCTTTGCTGCCCCAATGGTAGCAGGTGGTGTTGCGCTGCTGGAACAAGAATGGCCCTATCTAACTGGAGCTCAGATCACCAGCATACTATTAAAAACAGCCACCAAGACTGGCATCTATGCCAACTCCAACATCTACGGACAGGGCATGATGAATCTGGCTGCTGCCACTGCACCACAGGGCACCGTGGTGGTTCCTACTGGTGCAACTGTGACTGGCAGCACTGTGCCATTGGCACAGAGCGGACTCAGCCTCCCTGCGGGATTTGGCAAGATATCAACAGCTGGCAACAGCATGATGGTGCTGGATGATTATGGTCGTGCTTACAGCGTTAGCCTTTCTAACATGGTTGGTACCGGCAGCAGCTGGGTCAACATGGATGTGCAGATGGCACGCTTTGGTGCTGATCAGATCATGACCGACGTGCCAGGTGGATGGCGCTTGGGCATAGTAAATGATGCCAACGTGTACAGAGACGCGGTACCAACTGCGGTACCCGGATTGGGCAACCCTTATCTCAGCATGGGACTTGACCAAAAGATGGTGGTAAACACTCCCAACATGACCACATGGTTCAGCACGCATGCCAGCAACAGCAGCGATGATACGGCATTCCTGGGCACCACAGGTCAGCCCAGCACTGTTGGTGCGCTGTATCACTGGGGCGATCTACAGATTGGCATGGTTCACGAAGAGAACAGCATCTACGGACAGCAGGTAGCAGCAGGTAGCAGCATGGCCACTGGCGCAGACACTGCGTTCATTGCTTTAGATCATGATTGGAATCTGGGCCTGGGTTGGGGATTGGATCTCAGCGGCAGCATTGGCTACAGCAAGCTAAATGGTTTGAATGCCTTGGTCAGCAGCGTGGATGATGTGATGCTGGCCAGCGCCGCTGTGGGATTTAGCAAGACCGCAGTGTTCACCAACGGTGACCGGCTGGGATTGGTGGTCAGCATGCCAAACCATACAGTGAATGGCAGCGCAGCACTGAACATACCCATGAGCCGTGACATGGATGGCAACATCAGCTACCAAAGCCAAAGCCTGAACCTCACAGGCACTGGCACTGAGACTGACATCCAGGCCTATTGGACCAACAAGTTTGCCGAAGGCAACAAGCTGAACCTAGCTGCAGGTGTCCGGTTACAACCAGATGGCAACGCATACGCTGCGCCAGACGCTGTTGCTATGTTGAGATGGAATTTACAGTTCTGAGATCTCTGAGCACACACTGCTGTAGGAGATCCGATCGATGATCAAGGAAAAACCTCAGAAGAATCGCGTGTACATAGAGTGCAGTGACACAGCCAGGCGGGTCAAGGGCGTGATTATACGCAAGGAATTGGCTGAACTGGAAGTAGAGATGCCCACAGGGTTCGTGATGAAGATGCGGCGCAAGAACAAGCGCAGTCCCTTCATCATGCGATTGGGTCTTTTAGAATTCTACAGCGATGGTAAAGAAGTCAATTAAACGGTAACAGTTGATCCGGTAAACACAAAGCTTGTATAACCTTTTTGACTATAAACGAACAAGCTCTGACCACTAGCAAGGTTTATGCTCTGCAGTTGGGTCATGTGATTTGGTGGTACTTGCGTGTCATACATCAAGTAGCCAGACTGATATAGCTGCAGATTGCCACTGACACCGACGCGCACATAATCACTGTCTCTGCCGAGATCGAGGGCGAGATTACCATCATTAACTTCTGGATTACCCTGATTAACCATGAGCAGAGTGCCAGTAGCCCCCAGATTGCTACCGTACGGCGCAGTGTACATGCGCAGAGTATTGTACTGTGGCGGTTTAAGTTCATTAAAAATTTGGAATGCCATGGTGACCTCTGCCAGTATTTAACTGGTTATAACAATCCGCGCTTGACCATGCTATGGTTGAAGCTAACCGTACCGAGATGCTGCAGTTCGCGGCTCAATGCATCATCTATCAATATTTCAAAGCCAAGCGATTTTGCCTGCTTACAGAAATAAAAATCCTCACCCATATGGTCTTGGGTCTCAGGGATCCATTCAGTCTGGAAACGAGGACGTGCCATCTGCTTGATCACATCAGTGTGGACCAGCATGCAGCCCATGCCCACGGCAGCTACCTTGATCAGATCCTGTTTGCCATCATTGATCACGTAGCTGCGCCAATCATGCATCTCACGATAGGCTACGGTCTTGTGCGGATATTGTCTCGTGACATAGTTACCAGCTACCAAAGGTTTGTCATGTGCTAGCAAACGTTGCAACGTATCAGGCGGGAACATCATGTCACTGTCAAGCCATAATATGTGAGTGCTGTCTGCGTCTAGTGCCATTTCTGCTAACTGGTCTCGCTGGTTCACAATCAGCGTACCTATGCAGAAATGAGGAGTAACATCTATGCCAATAAGCTGGCAATACTGCATCATCTTGGCAAGATCGAACGCAAACGCTGCGTGCACTGTATCGCGACAGGGCACGCAGACGCTTACCTTAACAGAAGTACGAGAACCTATGGCCTTGCGCAGCATCCCGGCCATTGTTATTTCTTCTTTTTCTTTTTCTTCTTTTCGTCTTTGTTATCTTCTTCTACTGCAGCCACTGCACCAACCATCTTATCGCGCAGTTCTGCCATCTCAGCTACTGCATCTGGTGTTGGCTCTGGTGCCTGAGTTGGCATGCTAGCAGGACGATTAACTGCTACGCTGTTTTCTGCTTGCTCGGCAGTCTTCTTGAGGAAGCTGGCAAACTGATTGGTGATGATCACGCTCTTCTTATAATCTGCCAAAGGTAACATAGCAGCCTGCATCAGGGTATCTTTACTGGCCTGCTTGTCGCTGAGCACTTCAACACCAATTTCACGACCAAGCGTTTCGCTCCAGCTATCACCTTCATTAAGTTCAAGACCGCGGACGACATCGTCAAACTCGCTCTCGTCGTAGGTTGCTAGCCAGGCATCAATCTGCGCCAATTGCTGCAGCATATCGCTGCGTTCTCTTGCTAGCCCGTTGTTGTTGGCTGCGACTATGCGAGCCTTTATGGCCTGTTCCTTGGTATCTACTATCCTTGATAGTTGGTATTCTGCGAGATCCATCTCAGCGGATACACGTTCAACAGCATCAGTGAGCTGTTCTTTTTGCCTCAGCACATGTCTCATTTGCCTATGCCAACTACCCTGAGATTCTATCTCAAAATTGCGCCATTCGTAATCAGTCCTGCTGGGAATGCTATCCAACAGCTCTCGGGTCTTTGCGATGTCCATAGTAATCTCCGGTGTAAACTACACAGAGTTTAGACGCGGTTAGATGTAAGGTCAAGTTATCAGACGTAATTGAATGGACCAACCCTGCCGCCGAACGTGGCACTAAGCGGGGTAATCTGGCCAGCTGTGCGCAGTCCACTCTTGGTCACACCTAGAGTGGCATTGAGGCTTACATTGGTGCTTGCAGGAGGTAGCGCGCCTGCTGTGTATGCCGCCCAGACGCCGCCCATCCTGATGGCTGTTCCTGTGGCTGGGATTGCAGTTACCATTGATACCTCATGCGATCAGTGATTATATCAACTATGTAGTTGTAATGTCTATCTAGTTGCTGTTTTTTCATGGATGCAATTCTTTATAGGCTTTGAATTCAGCGGCCAATGTATCGTGTTTAGCATTGATTTCCTGCAAGGCCTTTACTAATAACGGTATCAGCGAGCTTTCGCTTAAACCTAGATATGGTTCTGGTGTACCATCTGGCATGATGGTCTGATTCTCATATACAATGTTATCTTTATAAGACGCAGTGTTGAGAACTTGCTGTACTTCTTGTGCAATGAAACCAACCTTGGTCCCGCTAGTGAAGTTGTGAACTGGATGAGATTTCCAATCAAAGGTAACAGGATTCAAGTTCAGCACTATGTCTAATGTCGAACCCAGAGATGTGATGTTGTCTTTGTAACGCTGATCAGAGGTTGCTATAGTGGCGCTGGTTGCAAATATCTGGCTATTAACCTGGAGCAGATAGTTTCCGTTGCTAGTAGAATAACCAACCAAAACGTTGCCTGCTAATGTTTGCTGGGATCCACCTACGTTTATGTTGCCTGCTATACCAACACCTCCACTCACCAGGAGTGCACCTGTACCGGTGCTGGTGCTAGCCGCAGTCGAAAGTATAGCAGTGTTACCGTTAGCGTCGATGGTGAGCTGGTTGGCACCATTGCTGTAGAGATAATATTGTGTATCAAATGTTCCAGTAACCCAAGAACCTCCAGCATCCTGTAAGGTAAGCTGAGCATTGTAAGCTCCGGGGTTTACGAACATAACATCCAATGGCGCTGAGCCGCTGCCGCCACTTACAACCAATGCTGCCTGGGGCTGTGTGCTGCCTATGCCAACGTTGCCGTTGCCGTCTATTCGCATGCGCTCAACATACGTCTCAGCACCAATTGCACCAGTATAATTTGAGAACACCATAGCATTGCCAAAGCCGACACCAATGTTGCTGCCGCCAGAGACGCTATTTGCAAACTGTATGCCGCCAGCATTAGTGCCTGCACCATCTACAACTATAGTAGCCGTGCTGCCGGATGCCAGTGTTGTTGGTCCAACTAGTAGATTACCCTGCCCGCTGAGGCGCATGATGTTGGTAGTACCTGCATACCACTTGAATTGGCGTGTGTTCACAGCAGTGGGTATGCTATACCACAGGGTGCTAGCTTCTATACCTATACCATAGTCTACAGAACCGGCTGCAACACCAGGGAATAACATCAGCTTAGTTCCGGCTGAACGTGTAGTGAAAGTAGGGGCAGCTACACCAGCAGTGCCCCATGATATGATGTTTCTACCGGTATTGCTCAGCGTGATGTTGCCGCCCGGCACTGACAGATTGCTGCTGACATTGAGATTGCCTGCGAAATAATGATCGCTGCCACCCGCGTTTACGTTGCCGCCTATGCCCGCGCCACCAGTGACGATTAATGCGCCGCTAGTTGTGTCAACACTGGGTGTTGGATTGGTAACAAATACCTGTGATCCACTGGCCACTGTGCCGGTAGCACCCGTTGGACCAGTTGGCCCAGTAGGGCCAGTAGCACCAGTGTTCACAGCAGTACCCGGCACCCCTTGATGTCCAGTAGGGCCGGTAGGGCCCGTGGGACCAGTGGCGCCAGTGTTGGTAGCTGCTCCCGGCACGCCAGTTGCTCCGCGTATGCCTGTGGGACCAGTAGCACCAGTGTTGGCAGCAGTTCCAGGTAAACCCTGTGGACCTTGCACGCCTGTTGGACCAGTTGCACCGGTGTTTACTGCTGTGCCGGGAGTGCCAGCAGGGCCAGTAGGACCGCCCAGCGGGCCAGTAGGGCCAGTAGGCCCTTGTAGATTCACGACAGGATAAGAATAAACGCTCATGAGCACTCGCCAGATTGATCTTGGATATTTAGCCCATAAATATCTGCATGGTATACTATCCTCTACCTCTCACACAGCCGGGCGTGAACATCCGACAGGACTATAGCCCTACAAACCAATACACCATACCCCAATCTCAGACGGATTGTTGGCCCATGCGCCTGGCCCCAGAATGGCAGCAGTGCGTGATAGCTGCGAACCAAAGCACCTTCTGGAGCCAACAGCAGGGTACCATGCTGATGTGGCTCAGCATAGATCCCAACGGTATCAACGTGATACCCCCAGGATTCGCGGGTAATCGTATAAATCTCAACGGTTTAGGCAATACCGTGTGCTACTATGCTGACACGTTACCCACCAACCAAGTCAAACAGGCTCAAGCAGCTTGGCCGCTTAATGTGAACCAATTGGGTACCGGTGACATCCCTGCGTATTGGTTGAATATCAACAATATTGATAATACTCAAAATGCCTATTACCTACGTTTTGAGTATTTCAATCAATATACGTTTTTTATTCAGTAATATTACGGCGTGCTGCTGATAATTTTGCGCGCCACTCTGGAGTGAAGACTCTGCCTTTAAGCTTAGCAGATAGTTTAGTTCTGGTTTCCTCGGTTACTATGCGACCTTTACCTGCTGCTGATAATTTAGACTTCGTCTCGTCTGAAGTTACATATCTTTTGCGAGCGTCTGACATTTTTTGACGTGCGGTTTCAGAAACATTATGTCCTATCAGTGCTTGACGTATTTTATCAATAACGTCCTGCGGTCTTTTGCGACCTTTGAGCGGTGACTGGTTTCCTTTTTTCGCCGCTGATATTTTATCCTTAGTTTCCTGTAAATGTGGCCTTCCTGATCTATTATAACCACCACCGTCTGTTAAATTCCGTAAGATTCCTGTACCTATATCTATTCGTCCATATTCTTTGATTAACTTTATCTCAAGATCAAGCGCTTGCTGATTTGTTAAGCCATGCTCTATAATCATGATAAGTGTATCGTCAGAAGGGATTGGCAAGCGATGCTTTTCCCAAGCTCTTTTGGCAATGCCTTTACCAATATAATATGGGGTTGTGTCTGATTTCCGCAGATACGCATAAACGTAATGACCAGGCGGATGGTTGTTCCTATTAAATATCATAGCTGTTGCTCCTATAAGCAGTAGAGCAGTTGGGGACGCCAATCCCGTGAACTGCGCACTTATTTATGGTAGACAGCAGGGCCTAATCATGCTATATTTCTAGCATGAGCACACGTAAATTCCTCCGAGAAGTCACGGTACTTGATACCGAAACCACCAACTTAATCGCCGATCAAGCTGAGATCGTGGAGCTGGCTGCTGCTCGCTTCAACGATCGCGACGGTTGGGTGATCAGAGATAGATTGTTCAACGCACGCAATGGCATCCCACCGGCTGCCAGCGCCAAGAACAACATTGGGCCTAGGATGATCAAAGATCAGCCCTATTGGGATCAATGTGTCAGTGAAATCAAAGACATGCTAAACTGGGACGGTGCTAGATACTTCGTAGCACACAACTGCAGTTATGATCAAACTGTGCTGGCCACAGCCTGGGATCGCTGCGGCAGCCACGCTGACGTGGCTAGCTCACGCAACCAGTCAGAATGGATCTGTACCTGGCGTCTCAGCAAGCACATATTGGCGCATGATTTTGGAGATATCGAGTATGGACTCAATTACCTTAGATATCTTCTTGATCTACCTGTACCTGATGATCACGTTAGCCATAGGGCGGGTGCTGACACTTTGATTTGTGCGCTGCTGTTAGAGAAGCTCATGGGTATTGCAGTGCAGAAAGACCTGCTTAGCCTTGGTGCTGACGTGGGCAAGCAGCTGCATGATCTCTGTTGGAGCGTGATTCCCATTGCCACATGGCCCATTGGCAAGTATCGCGGCGTGGCACTCACTGAGATCCCAGATGACTATTGGGTCTGGGCGCTGAAGAATCTACCAGCACTCAATGACGCAGATGCCGGTTATGATCGCGATCTCGCTGAGAACGTCAGGCAGCTACTGGAATCTCGTCTCGCTGACGCATTCTGATGATCCTGGCAGCCTTGAGCAGCTTGCGCATGTGCACACGCTTGCCCCAGTCATAGCTCTCGCGATGTGTCTCACGGAAGCCCCACTGACGGTATATCCTGAGGTTGCGTGACATCTTGCTGTTGGTGTATAATCTCAGTTCATCATAGCCCAGCTCGCGAGCCTTGGCTTCTGCAAATGCCAACGTCTGTTGACCAAGCCCTTGTCCCTGATGCTCAGGATTCACACACAGTGCTTGTATCATCAGATGATCATCACTGGGTGTGAGCACGACCATGGCGTTCACGCCCGTGGCATCGTCAAGCAGCCACAGGTTCTTGGCTGTGATGTGCTGATCAAAGGGTTCGAGGAACGTGGGAGGCGTGCGGCCTAGCAGCGGTATGTAAGCTGCGTAGGCATGGTAAACGATGTGCCAGACATGGTGCATGTCAACGAAGGTGGCACGTCGGAAGTGAGCTGGCTCTGTGCCAGATAGCGGTAGGTTGTACACTGCATGAAACCCCCTGCTCCTGGATCACTCTTATACCCAGGTCCTAAAGTGATCTATTTAGTAATCACTAGACTCAGGCGGCACAATAATATGTAATATCGGAGCAAGGGTGAACATGGACGACAAGGTAAAGATAGCTGTATTGTTTAGAGGACCCGTCCGCCCAAGCGTGCAAAGCACTGTAGCTCGTTGCAGTGAATTCATGGCTCAGATGGCTAACATCCAGAATGCAACTGTAACTACCTATCTCGCTACATGGCGCACATGGAAGGCCAATCGTGCATCAGAACTGCTGTCTATGGATATGTTTGACAACATAATCATGCAGACAGAACCGACAGATGCACAGATAGAGCGTGCTACTAAGATCAAAAACCTACCAAATGGTGCTGAGATACGGCCTGTGTTTAACATGTATTACCAAAGCAAGACTGCGTTGGACATGATAGCACAAGCAGATGATTACCACTACATCGTTCATACTCGCACAGACATTGCTATCCAGCTTGGACAATTCTTACCCGAATGGTTTGATAGCAATGCCTATGCAGCACCGCATGTACACGGTGTTTTAGCACCCCATGCACCGCATGTACCAGCAGATGAACAATGGATGTGCGACCAGTTTGGCGTGGCATCTGCACCAATGATGCATGCAGCTTGGAACTACGGTAGCATCGGAGATCTCGGGCGGAGAATCGAATCTGCAGACAAGCCCGAAGCAGTGTTGCAGAACATGATAATAGAGCGCAACATACCTACCAAAGCGCCTCAGTATCTGGTCTGGCAGCTTGACCCTATGCGAAACTTCTAACATAATTACTGCATACTATCTCACCAAAGGATGCATCAATGACCTATGTCGTAACCGACAACTGCATACGCTGCAAATACATGGATTGCGTATCAGTGTGCCCCGTTGATTGCTTTTACGAAGGCGAGAACATGTTGGTTATAAATCCAGATGAATGCATCGACTGCGGTGTATGCGAGCCAGAATGCCCAGCAGATGCCATATTGGCCGACACCAACAAGAAACATGATCTAACTTCTTGGTTGAAATTGAACGACCAATACAGCAGGATATGGCCTAATGTCACTAAGATGCGGCCACACGATGCGTTGGCTCCCGAATATGACGGTGAACCTAACAAGTTTGAAAAGTATTTCTCGGCGCTACCCGGGTCAGGCGATTAATTAAAGCTCCAATTGCCTACAGCTAGATTACCGGTATTAACACCCAGAGGATATAGCTTCATCCAGCTGCCTGGTGCAACTTGGAATGCCGTGGGAACAGTACCTCCACTGAGCGATATCTGAGGAGTTATAGTGCCTGACACTGCTACTCCTACAGTACCCTTGATGTTCATCATGTGGTTATATGTACCATTTCCAGGGTTGCTGGTTATGTTAGTGAAGGTGCTAAAATTCACCGTTGCATTGCTATACATCACTTGAGTGGTAGTGATAGTTGTATTGCTTGCGCTGGTGTTTGTATAGGCTACGTAGTTGTGGTCATTGTATGCAGCAGTACCATTGATAGCATATTGGAGACTGCCACCACCGCCACCTGCTGTACGCAGCACGCTGGCCCAGATCTCATATGCGTACCTCACACCACCTGTGACGTTTGCGCTCAATGTAAAGACATTCGCGCCCTGATCTGCATTTATCAATGGCAGTGTGCGCAGGGTGTTGAGATAATACCATTGTTCACCTGGTATCACGCCTCGCTGACCGAGATTAGGAGCTCCATATATGACTTTACCATCATATTCTACAGCGCCAGCAGGTGCTAGTGACGTGAGCGTTCCTGGATTAAAGTTCAAGCTAGCACTGTGGCCAGTACTGCTAGCAACGAACAGATTACCTACCCAGACATTGCCTTGCGCTCCAATTCCACCTGCTACGGTTAGCGCACCCGTCGTGGTAGACAAGCTGGCATTGGTGCTATTGATGCTGACATTCTGTCCGAAAACTCCAAACACATTGCTGATGATGCCGTTGGCTAATATGATGTTTGAAGTTTGTATGAGACTATTGCTAGACAACGGTTCACCGAAGAACGCAGTTCCTGTTATATTGAGGTTTGATGCAGAGATGCTGCCGTTGCTGATCAACATGTTCACCACAGCCGTCCCAGTCGAATTAAGCGTCCCTGTGGTGATGTTGGTGTTGGTTATTAGAGAATTTAACTGCGCTAGTCCAGTGCTGTTAAGAGTACCAGTGGTTATGTTTGTGTTGCTGATCAGGCTATTGACCTGAGTCAAACCTATGCTATTGAGGTTAGTAGCAGTGATGTCAAGGTTGCTGATCAAGCTGCCAGCTATCAACCCAGTTAGAACATTCAGACTGCTGGTGGTTGAGTTAACGTTCACCACGAGACTGGCCAGTTGGGATAATCCAGTGCTATTGATAGTGCTAGTTGTTATGTTTAAGTTGTTAACTATGTTATTGGTAGTAATGGTGCCGGGCACTGTCAATGAATTATAAGTTATCGCAGTGTTGACTACCAGTGCATTAACAGTAGCAGTTCCACTGCTCTGCAGGGTAGCTCCGAAAACATTAGTATTACTAACCAAAGAATTGACTGTTGTTGTACTCGTGCTCTGCAGTGTGGTGCCGAGCACATTATTGTTGCTGATCAAGGAATTGACTGTAGCAACATCACCAATTATCAATCTAGTGCTGGTTATGTTGGTATTACTTGTGATATCTCTCGCATACAAAGTACCGATTATAGATGTTGCCGAGCCTATACCAACGTTACCAGTTGGATCAATGCGCATGCGCTCGCCACCTGTGCCGGTAGCAAATGTCAAGGGCAGGTATGTCCCAAGGCCGCGCGCAGTTGATGTAATCTGTGCTGCTACGCTCTGGCTCATAGTAAACTGTAACACAGATCCAGCGAGATTAGCCACGCTGTTGCTATCTTCTAGATTGAGCTGCGCTGTGGTTCCGCTGTAGCCAATTATTCCATTAGGTATTAGGCTGATTTGTGTTCCTGATCCCGCAGTGCTGGTCTGGAACATCACGCGATTGGCTACTGTACTGTTGCTAAAATCTGCCGTGATCCTCGAAGATAACGCGGTAACATTTAGATATTGTCCACCAACATTGAGATTACCACCTATGGCAGCCCCTCTGGTCACAGTCAAAGCACCAGCACCGCTGTTGATGCTAGCATTGCTGCCTTGAATTAGCAGGTTGCCCTGTATGACGCTGAGCTGTCCACCAACATTGATGTTACCAAATATACCTGCTCCGCCTTGCTGAACTACCAGCGCACCAGTACCAATGGTAGTGCTTAGAGCATTATTGGTTGTGACTATCTGAGATGTGGTGATACCAGAGAACACACCAGTAGGTCCAGTGGTGCCGGTCACCCCGGCTGGACCTGTAGCACCAGTGTTCACAGCAGATCCTGCAGGGCCCGTAGCTCCTGTGGGACCGCCGCCTGCTGATATAGCAGCATAACCTGCTGTAGCTGTTGCAAATACTATGGTCAGCTGATTTACTGTGACATATGTGATAGTAGGATAATCGTATGTACCAACGAGGCTTTTGCCGGCACTGTTGATGACTTCAACATTGACATATTGTGTGTTGAGGTTATGATTAACAGTCCATGTCGTAGCTGCTACTGCTTGTGTGTAGGTGTAGGATCCTGCAACAACCGTGGCACCTGTAGAGCCTGTAGCACCGGTAGCACCGGTAGGACCAGTTCCCAATGGACCTGTAGCACCTGTGAGTCCTGTCCATCCTGTGTAACCAGTTGGACCCTGTGCACCACTAGATCCAGTTGGACCAGTAACTGTGCTGGCTGGACCAGTTGGACCTTGTATGCTAGCACCAGCTGCACCTGTGGCACCAGTTGGACCAGTGATATTGCTCTGTGGACCTGTGTAACCTGTAGGGCCTGTTACCGTGGAAGCTGTACCAGTTGGTCCTGTGCTGCCTGTAGAACCAGTGGAGCCGGTTGAACCTATATGTCCTGTTGGGCCGGTTGGGCCAGTAGCACCTGTTGCGCCAGTGCTGCCTGTAGCTCCGATCTGTCCTGTGGCGCCAGTGTTAGTAGCTGTTCCAGGACTGCCTGTTGGGCCAGTGGCACCATACCCAGTTGGACCAGTGTAACCAATCGGACCAGTAGGTCCAGTAAAACCAGTGGGACCGCTCCTCCCAGTTGGACCAGTGTAACCTGTGTAACCAGTTGGACCAGTGTATCCAGTATATCCAGTTGGACCAGTCAGCTGAGGTCCTGTAGGACCAGTTGGTCCGTTTGCAGGGCCTGTTGGGCCAGTGGCACCATAACCAGTTGGACCAGTAAGGCCTCTGTTGCCTGTGCTACCAGTTGGACCTGTATATGCAGCACCAGTTGCACCAGTTGCTCCTGTTGGGCCAGTTACTGTGCTGTTAGCACCAGTAGGTCCAGTTATGCTAGCTCCGCTAACTCCAGTCGGACCTGTGGCACCGACACCGGGACCAGTTGGACCAGTCAACGGCGATAGTGATACGCCATTAACGAATAAATTGCCAACTATGTTGACATTGCCGGTCAGCGTGCTGACATTATCAGATGGTTTGAGTTGGTATGACATGCTGGGATATTTAGCTGGTAAGCTAGCCAGCTCCTACCCTTGGTTCAAAATAGTTATTGACCCACCACGATATACGCCATACAAGAATACCAAAGCGTGTGCGCTATCTGGTCCAAACCCTGTAGATACCAAAATTCTCTGTCAACTGTGGTCAAGTGCAATGCAAAGCGCATACGGCTCTTGAGGTGATCTATCACATAATGGCAGGCAAATTCTGCTAAGCACAGCAGTACTGCTAGCTCTAATCCGGCAAAAGGTATGGTTACCGCCAGACTCAACAGCGCATGGTCACAGCTGTGCACCCAGTTCTTGTAGCTGAACAACGGTAATTTGGCAGTGTCTCCACCTGGTATGCGGCCCTGCATCATGAGATCGGCTATGCTGTGCTTGATCAGCAGCAAGGTCATGTATGATAATATAGCCATGTTGGTCATTACGCTGTCTCTGCGACCAATCTCAACACTGTCTGATACTGCAGATAGGCTTCTGCTGCTGCTGGATTGTCTCGTCTGATATCTTCCTCGCGGGCAATCTTGGTTCGTAGTTCTCGTAGCCACTGCAGATCGGCCAGCATCTGCTGATCGATGTTCAGGGTATAGTCAACCCCTCCGAACACTTCATTCTTGGTAACCCAGCCAAAGTTGTAGCTGGGTGTGTGTCCTGCTACGTAGAAATTATTGATCATGATTAAGCTCCCACAGCTGATTATGCCCTAGGAGCACAGCAATCGCAAGCCTTAGATGAATATGCCCCAGATGGCGTTGGCCAGTAATAGAGCACCCAAGATTCCCATGCCAATGCTGGCCCACAGCATCTCCATGCTCACAGCTAGTATAGCAGTGCTGCTCAGCACTATGGCTATCTGTAGTGCTGCGCTAGAGAAGCTGAAGTATGGACCGCGTGCCTTGGCAGCATCTCGCTCTTCCTCTAGACCTTTGGCTTTGGCCAACAGTTCACGCTTGCCTTCGTTGGTCTTGGGATCGCTCTCATAACTGGCAATCTTGGCGCGTATCTCGTTTGCTTTGGCCTCATCCTTGCGTGCCAGCGCATCGTCTAGGGCATATTCGGCCAGGTTCTGCTTGATGCTCTTGGCTTGGTAGAAGTTGTAGACATCGTTAATCTTGAGAGTGTTTGTCAGCACTTTGCTGCTGACTCCATTGGCGATGAGAGTTCCGATGGCTAATAGTGCTGCCAGCACGCTGATGGTTATGGCCCCGCGGCCTTTCATCACTGCTTCGCCTTCGCTGCGGCTCAATACCTTACCAGTCTTGTCTTTCAATGCCATGTGAGATCTCCATAAATGCACACATGCTAATTTATCAGATTATGGCTGCCCAGCGTCTAATACACGCTGGGCTATTTCTGCTGTCTTTGGATAAATCGAACGCCAATCATTTCCGCCCCACCTTGATTGACTGTCATCGCAGAACTGGACTAATGATAATACCTGTTTATAAGAAGGCGGATTAGATGGTAGAGATAACCAGCCAGCACACTGGCTCTTGATTTTAGGTTTTTGACCGTAATCCCGTTGCTTGTCTAATACAGCATCAAACCTAGATATCTCATCCTTAAATGATCCAAACCATTCTACAACATTTAATGATCGCGGCCAAGTCAGCACGTTTGGTATCTCGAACACTGGTTCATGTGCCAATCGGTCGTTGCTATCTAAAACAAAATCTGCTACAGCAGGCATGCCTTCTAATGTTAACGGAGTAACTGTTAATGCTGCTTTCATCTGAACTTTCTTTGATCCTATTCTTAACCAATTGTCCTGCAATCTTGTCCAGTTACTACCCTGTCTTTGCCAATCATTCTGTTGACCTACTCCGTCAATGCTCACGCGAAATATAACACTATTACCATCGGCTAATAACCTATCAATGGCAGTTTCAAGCTTGCTTAGATAATGTTCGGGTGTATTGAGATTGGTATTAAATTGCACACGTATGTTTTTAAAATTAAATCTATCTAGAATATCGTACAGGTTATCCATTAATAATGGTTCGCCACCTGTGAATAATATATTAGATAACTTGTATTTTTCGATCTCTAACCAATCGTAAAATTGTTGCAATACCAAATGCGATTTATCATCAGAATGCAGATTTGAACGATAGCTTTTGCTATGTATGGTATCGTTTTTCCTTGCAGCCCACACAGAGCTATATCTTGAATCGCAATATCTACAGGCCATGTCACAGGTGTTACCGAGCAGAATCTCAAGCATGCCGTTATCATAACTTGTGAGACTGTCTGGTATGGGATCCGGTCGTGCAATACCTGTGCGAGGACTCCATTGGTTTTGATTTTCTAAATCCCAGCAGTGTTCGCAATCAGAATGCTGTTTACCAGAAAGATGGTATTGTCGCCTCTCTACCATAGCTGGACCGTTAAACCAATCCTTGCCTGGCTCCATCGGTGACCATTTGGTCTTGCAGCACATCTTGTGATCCATTGTATCAAGATCAACTAGAAAATAATTCCAACTTCGTGCGCAATAGGTGTCCATGTGTGCCCTCAATAGCAGATATTTATTGGTTAATGGCACACATGGACCATGCTTTTTACCTTATTTCTTACCTGATTTAGCTGGCTGTACAGCACTAGCTGTGCGCGGTGGATTGGCCACGCTTTCCTTGAGTTTGGGTTTCTTGGGCTTCTTCTTGCTCATGGGATCTGCCATGTATCGTCTCCTTGTTTGAGTATCGCAGCTAGCGATAGCCAATGTTAAGGATTTGATCCATTTATATCAAGATCATTGTGTGACATAGCCCCAGTACACGGTCTGTGCTGAACCACTGGTGTTGTTGATGGTGAAGCTGAACTGGTTTGTGGTGCTGCCCACGCTGGGATTACTGTTTACGATGACGCCAGCTGTGCCAACGAATTGCGCAGGTATGGCCGTGAACTCTAGCGGCGTGCCACCGCCTGTGTAGTTCCAAGCAAACTGTTGTCCTACCACAGGCACGTTGGTGTTGGTAACGGTGGCAGTGGCGTTCCATGCTATGATGCCATTAGGTATGTTGCCTCTGACCCACATCACATAGGTTCCATTCACAGGCACAGTAAAGCTGTAGGTGTTGGATCCTATGGCCACGTTCCAGTTGCCAGTAGTGCGCTGATAGGCTGTGGTCTGTATGGTTGAATCAGGGAAGGTTACACTGCCGCTGGCAGGCAGCGTTAGGTTTCCGTGGTTATCAAAATACCATGTATTACCTGGGCCGCCCGGATTGGTGTTGTTGGTGATGATCTGCACGTTGTCGTGCTGGATGTACACAGCGCTGGCTCCAAAGCCCTTGCCATCGGTGCCTGGGTTGTAGATGCGTATGGGGCTTTGGTCAGCGGCACCCACCATGTTGAGGCCAGCTCGCCAGCTGGGTCCATCAAATATCTGGCCTACGCCTGCGCCACTCCTGGTGTTCACGTTGGGGAATGTCAGGCTACCATCTGCGCCAAACACGAAGGTCCGAGCAGTGGCCAGCAAGCTGATGTCACCAGTCATCTGGATCAGCCCCTTGCCAGTAGCGGATACTGGCAGGTTCAGCTCACCGTTGGGTCCAAAGGTCCAGCTGTAGCTGCCGTTGCTGCGCAGCGTGTAACCGTTGGTGTCTGTGTAGTAACCACGCCCGCTGGTATCGCGCAGATCCAAGCTGGTGGTCACAGTGTTGTCTGTGGCGAACTGGCCTGCAATGCTGCCGTTGATCTTGGCGCCATTGGGGAAGGTGGTGCTACCGTCTGAGCCAAACAGCCAACCGTAGGTACCACTGTCAGTGGCGGCATTGCTGTTGATGCGCACAGTACCTTGGCTACCCACTGTTAAGTTTGTGTCAATGGTCTGTAGATAATTGCTGCGGGGCAGCGTGAGTATGCCGTTGTAGCCAAAGGTCCATCCCTGTGTATTGTCAACATTGGGTATTATGGTTATGTTGGTGTTGTCTGACTGCAACGAGAAGCTGTCCCAGTTCTGCGTCCTGATGATGCCCTTGTCTGGTATTTCTAGCGTCCCACCATAGCCAAAGGTCCACACGTTGCCAGTCTCTGTGGCAAGGTTTCCTGCGAACACTCGCACACCATCCTCATTGCCTGCTATCACGCCCTGTGTGGGCATGATGAACCTACCCACGCTATCAGCATCAAAGGTGAAAGTGTGGGGGCCGCTGGTGATGTTGACCCAACCACTGGTGCTGGTGATGTTGAGATCACCACTGGCAGTGACAATGTTACCTGAGGTGGGCAGCGTGAGGGTGCCATCTGTGCCAAATGTCCAAGTGTAAGCAGAATCAAGCAGATTAGTTGTTAGTTCAACATCAAATCCAATCCTGACATTTGTTTTTGGGTTACCGCTTACTACATCTAAACTGTATAAGTTCAAAGTGCTTTCCGAAGAGGAAATGCTTGCCCAGTTATTCCCCTCCCAGGTGAAATTGATAGCACCGTTGCCACCATTAACGCCGTCTGGCATGGTCAACACGCCGTCTGAGCCAAAGATCCATGGACGATTGCCAGCAGCCAGCAGGGTGATGTTGCCATTGTAGGTCTGTACATATCCATCATCTGGCAGCGTGAGGTTACCATCACCGCTGAGTATCCAGGCTGCGCCATCAGCGATGAACTTGAGCACCGAAGGGCTGGCTATGCTCGCAGGCACCTCAGGCGGTTGTCCACTCGCAGTAACCGACCAGTGACTGCCAAAGTCTTGTATGCTGCTCACAAACATGGTAAAGTTGAAGTCAGCTATGCCCGTGACGCTTGGACCATACACGAAGGTATCACCGTTGACGTAGCCAGGATTGCTGGGCCAAGTTTGGGTGTTGTTGTTGAAGGCATGCACATGCCCATAGTCATCTACCGCAAAGCTCACGCTATAGGTCCAAGCATTGCCCGTGAGGTTCAGCACAGTGTGCCCTGTATGAGGGCGGAAGTATTCAGGCGTGAGCTCTACTGTGAAGGTCACAGGCAAGCTGCTGGGCACAGAGAAGCTGCCATCCTGGCCAAAGTACCAGTTCTGACCGTTGGTGCTCAGTGCTATGTCTTGGCCAGTGGTGGTACCTATGGTAGTACCAGTGAAGGTTATGTTACCAGTGTTGGCTATGCCTGCGGGACCCGTTGGACCTGTTGCGCCAATACCTGCAGGTCCAGTAGGACCTGGTACTGTGCTGGCAGTGCCAGTAGGACCAGTGCGGCCTGCGGGACCAGTTATGCTGACGCCAGTGGGACCAGTTGAGCCAGTCGGACCGCCCAGAGGACCTGTGGGTCCTGTGCTGCCCCTGATGCCTTGTTCGCCGCGCGGTCCGGTCACATTGCCAGTTGGTCCTGTTGCACCTGTGGGTCCACCCAGTGGACCAGTGGGACCTGTGCGGCCCATGTCACCCATGGGTCCTGTGATGCCCTGCGTGCCCTGATAGCCTCTGGGACCCTGTGGGCCAGTTGGTCCGCCCAGAGGTCCAGTTGGTCCAGTCTCGCCTCGCTGTCCAGTTGGTCCAGTTGAACCATCTGTGCCGTTTTGACCACTTGGGCCAGTGGCGCCTGTCTCGCCCACGCCTGGGCCAGTGGGACCAATATAACCGCGTGCCCCTGTGGGGCCTGTGGCTCCCGGCGCACCCACACCGCCCTGTGCTCCAGTTGGTCCACCAAGAGGACCAGTTGGACCTGTCTCACCTCTGAGCCCGGTTGGACCAGTAGCGCCGTAGCCAGTGGGACCGGTTGATCCTGTGGGACCAGTGTCGCCCATATCTCCAGTTGGTCCTGTGACTTGGCTGTCCAATCCATAGGGACCAGTGGGGCCCTGCGAACCTGTGGGACCTGTGATATAATTGACCGTGGTAACCATCAATGTTTCCTGTGTGATGCAGGATATTTATGGAGGGTGCGCACCATAAATATCTGACCATGCGCATGCTTGAGCTACTTGAACACACTGATGACCTAGACGAAGCCAGCTTGCGAGACCTTGCCAAGGCTGGTGTCATAGGCGCTGGCCTCATAGGTGCAGGATTAGGTGCCAACAGCATGCTAAGCAAGGCACCTGATCCCACGGCGATCACACAACCAGCTCAGGCTGTGAAAACTGCCCCTTCGTCTGATGCAGTGGACAAAGCACAGCACCAGGCAGAGCCTCAAAAGGCACAGAATAATCCAAATTTTCCAGCTGAGCTCAAGGGGTTAGATAGCAAGGATGCCAAGACACGCGTCAGCACCTTTGCCCGGGTGGTGCTGCCTTTGATAGACGCTGAGAACGCGGAGATACGCAAGCAACGCCAAGCATTGACACAGCTGAGCAAGCAGAAATCACTGACCAAGGCACAGGCAGATTGGCTGGAAGGCATGCGTGAATACTACAAGGCAGACAGCCTGCAGGATCTGCTGGCCAAAGTAGACATTGTGCCACGCAGCATGGCACTAGCACAAGCAGCAGTGGAAAGCGGTTGGGGGCAGCAGCCTCTGGCACAGCAGGCCAACGTGTTCTATGGCCAAAAGACTTTTGATCCAGAGGCACCCAGTGCCACAGGTCAGTACGGTGAGAAGTATCGTGCGTTTGATAGTCCCCAAGACAGCGTGCGTGCCTACATGCGCAATCTCAACACGCATCCTGCTTATGAACCATTCAGGTCAGCCCGAGCAGAGCTGAGATCCAAGAACCGGCCACTGCAGGGTGCACAGTTGGTCAAGAGCCTGGGCAGCTACAGCACCAAGGGTGGTTATGGTCAGCAGCTGCACAGCATCATACAAGGTCGTGGTCTGAATAAACTTGACACCAATTGATCACCTGCCTATCATTGGTGCATGACAGACAAACTCAGTGAACTGGAACGTTGGGAAAAGCTGCGCAATCGAGCCATGGATCGCGGCTTCATAATGAACGTGGACCGACACAAGATTACCATGGCCCCCAGCGTGCTCAAGGTGCTTGATCACAGCAAGCGTGGCGCAGTGTCCTTCCTCAGCTTGGAAGAAGTAGAAAGCTGGTTGGACGGCTATGATTGGATGCTGGCACATGCCACCGGCATGGGATTCAATATCAAAGTAGCTGAAAAAGATGCGTATGACCAGTGGGATCAGCATCGTATTCTCAGGGTTCTCAGCAGCGATTAAACAAAAAACTTTGATTTTTCATCTTTTCGGTTGACGTTTATCACACAGGCTGTATAAATAACTCATGATGACAACATTCGCGCCTAAATCAACCAGCTTTACACAGCAGCACAGCTATCAAGCCATGCCCAATACCATTTGGCTGGCAATAGCTGGAGTCCAGCTCTGTGGCTTAGATCGCGGCGTGGAATTGCCAGCAGAGGGGTGTAGAGGATAGTGTAGCAGCCAAAAGCAGCACAATTATTCCAAAACACCCCCAGAATCGAAAGATTCGGGGGTTTTTTATTGGTGTGAAGCGGGACTGATAATCCAGCTGTTGATCGCCGAGTGTGGTACATGGGGAAACGTGGTCCTCGCCGGGCACTATAAACTTCTGGCAAACGGGCGGCCCTGGTGATGGAATCCCTTGTGTGGGACTAAAAACCCAGGTTGATAGACAAGCGCATTGGCCACGACGTGGTGATCGATGATGCGCTTCTCTATCCGTTGCGGCAACACAACGTATGCTCCCATCATCTAGCGGCCTAGGATATCCGCCTTTCACGTGGAACACACCGGTTCGAATCCGGTTGGGAGCACCATTCTTGGAGACACACATGCAGGGATATCTGATCATAAACACCAATGAGCAAGGCACGGTGACCACATACACACAATTTAACATGGCTGTGTGGACACATGTGATCAACGAGATATTAGAGCAGCGTCCAGATATCTGTTTTGAGCAAAGCGAATCACCAGATCCCAGCGGACGCTATTGTGGGATAATAGAAACTTTTTGGCGCATAACTCAGTGGTAGAGTACTGTCCTGATAAGACAGAAGTCGTTGGTTCAAATCCAACTGTGCCAACCAAGTAAATAGGTTAATTAGTAAACAATACCTATCACGTGCGGGAGGGCACACACATGAAATACCTAGTACCATTGCTGCTGATCAGCAGCACTGCCGTGGCAGAAGACAGTGTTTCACGCTGTGCCGGCGCTGACAAGATATTTCCCTATCTGAACCAGCAGTACGGCGAGATAGCATTCGCAGAGTTTCTTGATCCGCAGAATCACCACATGGTCATGTTGGTGAGCCCCAAGACCAGCACATGGACAGTGCTGATGGAGGAGACCACAGACCACTTCTGCGCAGTGGCAGCTGGCACCAAATTTGAGCCTGCTGACCAGAAAAAGTTTGAGAAATACCAAGACAAGAAGCCAGAAATACCAGGTTGATCATCAACGGGAGAGCTGGACGGAAACTCCAGCTGTGACTCAACGTCGCTGTTGAGCTCCCGCCCAGTTTGAGCTAGCGGTAGAAGGATCACAGCCCGGCCATGACCCGGACATCTGTGTGAACCACGGCGATGCTCATCAATCTTGGACCAGCGGTAGAGGCAGCGCAGCGCATGGCTCTGAACCACAGCGGGTGCGCACACGGCTGGTCCAAACCCAGATGCCGCCTTGGTTCAATGGTAGAACGCGAGTTTGTGGAACTCGACACAGTGGTTCAATTCCACTAGGCGGTACCAACAAGGCAAGATCCCAGAGGCCCCATAGGCAGCTGTAGGGGATCGCTGCGCAGGCGGGACG